ATGAGCTTGGCGAGGTTGACTTCAAAACGCCGAGCGAACGGAAGCATGTCCATTCGTGGAGTCGAAACCAAGACGCTAGGGTTATTCGCAGCCAGAGCAACCGTGTAGATACGTGCCGTCTGGTTCATCAAGTTGACGAGAGTTTTGTTCTCTGCGCCTGATTCGCTGTACCAAGAGCCAACGTAATCCTTGATCAGCGTCTGCCGAACGCGACGAAAAGGCTCCAGAGCATCCCGCGATGAGCGGATTGCCTTGTAAAGCCGATCTCGTTTTTGCTGGTCTTTTAGATCAAACATCTACAGTCGAAATGGTACGGATGATTTTCCGAACGACTCCGACTGGGTTTTATCGCCAGCCTATCGCTTAACTAAGCTTTTTCCAGCTACTTTTTCCCGCTAGATGGGGTCTTCTCGCCTGTGAGCAATGCTTTCGCTTGCGTCAAATATTGAGCCGATTGCGAATACTTTTGTGCGCAGTCCGCATCCTGCTCGTCCATTGATTGCTGAGTCGCCTTCAACGCCGCCTGAGCCAACTTGTCAACCGATTCGCTTAGCAAACTCGACAGAGAGGAGCGATCCCCTCCATGCGTAATCCACGAATGAGTTGAAGTCAGAGTCCCCTGCGAAAACTTTAGCGATTTGTCTGCATTCTGGCTAGCTCTTGCTTTGTCAGCAAGCTTGCCAATCGCTGTCAGTGTCTTTTCTGCGAACTCGTCAGCCATTCTTTGCTTCCTCCAGGTATTAACCTGAGATTCCTTGCTTATCGCTTCAAAACGTCGTGTATTGAGTACATCGGACTGCCGATATCGACACTACGTCGTTCCTGGCGTTCCCGCCATAAGAAACTACCATACTCTGGAGTTTGTCCCGTTTCAACATCGCTGTCAATTTTTTTTCCAGGATTATCGGTAAAAAATACCAGCCAAGCACCCGCAGCGGAGATTGCTCGATCGCCGTGATTCTTCTCTGTCGCACCTTTGTTTTTGGTCGGAGCGTGGATAATTCTTCCGTTTTCCCACTCGTACTCGCCGCACTCAACGAGCATTTCTTCGGACCTTGGCGTGTACTCTCCGCTTTCCATCGCCAACGCAAATTGCTCGAACATATCCGCCTTGTCGGCATCACGGCATGGGAACCCAGCCTTACGACTCTTCGTTTGGGATCCGAGTTGATCGACGTCCCGATAGAAAATGTTGCCGTAGTAGCAAACCTCACGCACCTCCTTGGCGAAACCTCCGGAGACACCCGAGTCCTCCCATCCAAGCAATGCGTTTCGCATCCACAAGCACAATCCGACTACGATGCGAGCAAACGGACGCGGCTCAAGACCTTTGACCGTGTACTCAAGCACTTGCTCGCCTGTCCGATTGTCGATTCCCGATGCCACGGAGTTCGAGGCAAAGGCTCCCACCCCGCCTGACGCGATGTCGCAAGCGATCGTGAATGGACCAAGTGTTGGTCTGTTGTCGACTCCTGGCTTGAACCAGAGCGACAAGGGACCGTTCTCGTCGGGAATGAGACCTTTGAGCTCGAGCGTTTCGCTGTCGAACACCGGCTTGCCTCTCCAAACTGGCTTTTTGCAGTGCTCGCGTTTCATTCGGTCCAACAGGTCCGTGGTGAACACCTTGCCGGCTGACCCCTTGGCGTCCATGTCCAACTCTCGAGCGATGTACCGCGGAGTAGACCCTGGGACCAAGCAATGGGAGTCGTACCAGGGAGATCTCACCTTGCCTTCGATCTTGTGTCCCTTGCGCTCGATCGTCCGCAGTTCTCGCTCATGCGACTTGATGTACTTTTCGACTTCCTCTTGCTCGTCAGGGTTGATCGCTTTAACCACCCCATCCTGCTTGACGTAGGCTAATCTGGCGTGCTCTGGGTTATCCTTCCAGTCAAGGGAATAGACTTTCGGGTTGTCCGTGTCAGTTGCCGACTCGTAAAACACTCCCGTATCAGCGCCGAAGGTAGAGCAAAGCACGACGCAATTAGTCACATGCGCAACGCTGGACATGATCTTGTAGTCGATGCCGTTTGCAATGAACTCTTCGGATCCAACTTCGTCAAACGCAAACATCGTCGTCCGGCCACCCCGAGCAACGTCACTCGTTGCAGCAAACCCAACCCATATCGAACCCGTAATTGGCAAAAGAATCGTGTGGTCGTCGATATTCCGCTTGTACCCGTCGAGCATCCACAACGGAAGCTTGTCAAGCATCGTGGATAACTTGTTCATTACCGCGGTTGGATCTTTTGAATCCATCATCTTTTCGTTCCGAGTCACCAAACCCGACGAAAAGCCTTTTTCGAACAAAGCTCGCCTGATCTGCGTCCCGAGGTAGACGTATGTCCCGCCTTGCGCTCGGCTTTTGGGGATCGTCACCGACACTGGATGCTCAGTGTCCATCGCCTCTGTGATCGCATCATCGATCGCCGTGATCACCTTTTCTTGGTGATTCCATGGCACAAACGGCTTCATCTTGACCTTGGCTCGCGGCTCATGCACCCACAGAGCGAACGCGAAGAAGAACAGCACATCGGTTTCGCAGGCTTGTAGCAACGCATCGCGGAACCGCTTGTCGGTCAAGGCGCGCTCCCTGCATCGGATTCGCCACTCCAGGTTCTCTACTGGATCTTTTGGTGCTAGGTCGTAGTAGGACATAACTTCGCGTCAGTAAATGGAAAAAGCCGCGAGACAGGAGTCCCGCAGCTTCTTTGGAGATTTGCTCCCGATGAAAGAGCATGCGTAAGTATACCGAAAGCAAGTCGCATGTCAACTATTCTCCGCAACACTTTTTGTGCTGGTACAATTTTTCATGTGCTCGGCAAGTTCCTCTCGCCAGTACGGATGCCGCATGTCGTAGTATCGCCGATCGACCTGTGCAAAGATCTCCCTTTCAAGCCGTTTAGATTCGGCTTCCGCCACTTCTTGCAGTTCCTTGGTGTTCATTGCGCAACGTAATCCTCGCAAATCGGTGTACCCCTGGCTAAACTGCATGGTCTGCTTTTGGTTGCTGTGCTGCACTCTGGCAGGTAAAACCAGATCTCGGCAGTAACCGGGAAGTCGACGTACCAAAACTCCCAGTGACCACCGATCCATTTCCGATACCATCGAAATCGCTCAATACCCAACAGCAACACAATCGTCGATTCTGGATGCAGCAATCGCTTCATCATTTCCTCTCCAGTGCTTCTCGCATATTCATCGTCTTGAGCCGAGCTCGCAACGTCGATTCTTTGATCTTGTGGGACGTCGCCCAGTCCTTGATCGACATCCGTATGCCGTTGTGCTCTACGCCGCAGTTCCCGCAGGACGACGTGTGACCGCTTTGCAGGTGGTCCAAACGCACCTCAACCTCGTTGCCGCACGAACACTTGCATTGGAACTTGCGCTTGCCAGTGGACGCAACCTCGCTGACTACGGTCAACTCGCCGTACTTCTTTCCTTTTCCAATGACGATCGGTCGCAACTTACTTTCCCTTCGCCTTGAGTTTTGAGGGACTTTTCTTCGTCGAGGAGGTTGCTTTCTTGCAGCTCCCACTGCTGTACGCTTTCTTGCCTTTCACTGGCTCGTATCCTTTCCAACATCGATTCTTGTTCATCAGCATCCCTTTCTGCGCAAAATCACCTTGCAATAACTTAGCAACATCCACCCCACTTAGCAATACGTCACCAATTAGGCTACCACCCTACTTGACTATTCTGGCATTGCGCACTATCATGCCGATGGTGTTTTAACGATGGTTTTCTTCGAAGGAGATATTTCGATGGCAGTAGCAGCGTATGTTCGAGTTAGCACAGCTTCGCAGAATGAGGCTGGACAAAAGCAGGAGATCTTGAGGTGGCTTGCTGGCAACGGCATCAACCCCAACAGCGTTATTTGGTACATCGACAAAGAGAGTGGCGAAACACTCAAGCGTCCTGAGTTCGAAAGCATGCAGCGGGACATTTTCAACGGCGCAATCAAAACCGTTGTGGTCTACAAGCTCGATCGGCTCTCGAGATCGCTCAAGGATGGTGTTGATACCCTTTGTTCGTGGTGCCAGGGTGGTATCAGGGTGGTTTCAACGTCTCAACAGATCGATTTTACTGGCGCAATGGGACAACTCGTCGCCGCAGTGTTATTTGCAGTTGCGCAGTTCGAAACTGAGACTCGAAGGGAACGCCAAGCGGCTGGAATCGCCGTTGCGAAGGAGAAGGGCACTTACCGAGGTCGCATTCGTGGCGCTACCAAGGCTGGCGTTAATCCAGCTCGCGCGGCTGAACTGCGAGCGAAGGGTTTGAAACACGCGGAAGTAGCGCAAGCCATGGGTATCAGCGTGAGCACAGCGTTCCGATATGCGCAAGAAGCTAAACTCGAAGCAGCAGGCAAGTAACCGCGCACCCCAGGCCCATATAAGGATGCAATCTCGCAAGGTGCCGGAAATCACGGGATTTTTTCCGTGATACTGACAAATAGGCTTACTTTGGCGAAGGTAAGGTGCGAGCAGCCAGCGCTGCTTGGTCTCCGTTTTTGTTGCCCATGGGCAACAAATTCAGAACCGCCGTTCTCTTCGCCTGCGTCCACCTATCGGTCAGCCTGTTGCTCCTGTTCGACCCTTGAGGTTAGGAGCCTTTCCACGTCGCAGGACGCTTCTTAGACTCGTTCCCATGCACTTCGGCGGTCTTCCACAGATCGGACAACTTGCTCAAACGATTGCAGGCACAAGCGCCGATTGCTCGGCATTACACTCGTGCCATATACGTGCTCACCCCCAGGATGTGGATTTGGGGGTGAGCTGTGCGAAAGAGACACGCACGAATAGACGCCCGAAGGCGAATGTTAGTCATGGAATTTGTCTCTTTCTTTGTGCCGAATCCACTCAGCACGCAAACATCTTATGGGATTGGCTGTTGAATGTCAATCGCGTACTTCAGGCTCCGGTGGCTCTGGCTGTTTTGCTTCAACACTCAATACACGTTCGAAGCGTTTGAGCCACCCAACCAGCAACGCCAACTCCCCAGCAAGACGCGGCGTCTCCATGGACGTGCCTTGCATCCCAACGCACCGTGCCGGCTCCTCGCTTCCAGTAGCCTCGCCCACAATTTGCGTCACGCTGTTACTTGCGGTTGCGGTGGCAGCATCGTCCTTCACGATTGCCATGCCAGGACAGTGACTTCCGTGACTGCTTACGTCATTTTCGTCGACCAAAATCATTGGAGTGACAAGGCGTGTACCGATCGGTGGCTTCAAAGGATCCCACTTGACTTGATCCGCTTCCAGCTTCGCACAGTCGGCACATGACAGTCCAGATCCCCACACAGCCTTTGAAGCCAGTCGTTTCCGTTCTTGGATGTCGATCGGCCAGTGCTTGTTGTAAGCCTCCCACCAGAACGTCAAGTCTTGCGTCTCGTCGTCGTAGTACCGCGCAACAAACTCCGACTTGAACGTCGAATGCACGTTTTCGAACACGGTGCTCGTGACAATGACTTGTCCTGGGAAGTTTTCATGGATCAGATCGCACATTCGCCTGTAGTTGCTACCGCGGATCACGCCGGCTTCGATCAGAATCAGGTTGTCTCTGAAAAAGACCGTTTTGCATGCCTGCAACGCCAGTCGCTCAAATTCGCCATTCCACGCGTCGTCGGGGTACGGGACATCGACAGTGAACCCGTCGCAAACCTCGCCATCGTGGCTCAGGAAGTGGCGCAGGATTTGCCATGCAATGGACGAGTAGTCCGACGAAACAGCTACCAGCGTCGAATTTGACGCATTGAAGCCTGCATTCCGCAGCATGATGCCAAGCTTGTTGATCAATTCGTGCTCCTCAGCCAGCGAGCACTCCAAAATTTGCCTCATAAACCACCATTTTCGTGAAAAAGTCTCGAAACTACTGCCAACACGGCGTCAAATGTTACTCTGGCTCAAATTTGTGCTCGTTGAGGTATCGCAGCACGTCTCGAGCGTGTGCCGCGCTTTCGTAAGCCGAGATGGTCTCGCTTTCGTAGGCATAGCGACCATCGCCGATGTCGCCGCCTTGCCAAACGACTGTCGCTTTCATGTGGCAGTCCTCCTGGCCGTTTTTTCGAGTCTCCTCGATCTCCAGCGTGGTAAGGTCTTCGTCCCAGTCGGTGATCGCATATTGCTCGTCATCGACTTCGAACGTGTAACTGACCGACTTCTTGTACGCTACTTCTTGTGCCATCGCTTAACATCCTTTTTTGCTAACTTCTTTTTATCAATACCCGGTCACATTCAAAACCGAGCGGCGTTGTCTCGGTTACTAAAATTTCTCGCGTTTTGTGGTGCCGCCT